GCAGAGTTTGATGAGTATGCAGTTGTATCAGTTCTAGGGTCATAAACTTTTCTTCCTTTTAATGTAACTTTAACTTGTGGAATAGAACTAAAAATATCTTGATTCCATTTAAATCTAAAAGCTAAATAACATACTCCACTTAATTTATGATTAGATGTCCAATTAGTAGAGTTAGTTAATATAGAAGATGCTACTTGACCATCTGTTCCATAAAATGCTTGTATTTGAATATGAGAACTATCCTTATAAAAGTTAGCATCTGAACTATCAACTTCTCTAACTGTTCCATCAGTTAATGCACCATCAAAAGTAACTTGCTTGTCATCAATATAAATTTCTTCTATTTCTTCTATCTCTCCTTCACAAACTACTCCAGCCATATATAAATAAGTATTATCTGACCCAGAACTTTCTAAAAAGACTCTAGTAATTCCAACTTGTCGTCTGCCATATACAATAGGGATTTGTGCATTGTTAGATTGCTTATTAATTAATACACCTTGTTCTTCTTCTGGTGTATCAAAGTCAGGAATATCAGGTGTTGGAATTAACCACCCAATAAAACTTGTTACAACATTAACAATACTTTCAACTACACCACCCATTAGTGATAACTCCTTTTAAACTTTTGACCCACTCTATAAATATCGCTATCAACTCTTAACCAATTTATAGAATGATCTACCTTTAATTGCTTTCTAAAATAATTATAAACCCAACGCATCATTTTAAATGTATTTTTAATAGATACAATCTCAATTAACCATAGGTTATTGCCAGAGTTCCATTCGTTAGGTTTAATTTTTCCTGTTTGTTTAAATCTTTTTTCTACAATGTCATGGATATAAGCCCAATTAACAAAGCCAATTAATTCATCATTATCATAAAACTTTTTATATTGATTAAGTTTAATTGATGGCTCTAAGTAATTATGTAATGGTTTTCCTTTATAACGATCAAACTTATTAAATAGATTTATTATATCTTGCATTATGCTCTACCCCATTTAATATCTTGTACTGTTTGTGAGGCAAATTCAAAACCTAAATCATTAATAAAATGTAATTGTTGAGAGTTGGTATTTGTTTTTCTACCTTCAATTTTACTAAAGTCTGACCAATGAGAAGCGACCACTATATTAGCATTTGATTGATTAATACTTTCATCAATACTAAAAGATTCTATTCTACCTTTGAATAAAAGAAATGGGTCTGCAATAACAGCTTCATTACTATCTAAGAAACCTTTATAAACTTCTGCTTCTTTCTCCATATAGTTATTACTTAAAAATAAAGATATGATTGTCTGATCTGCACCAGAGAAAGATAGTGTAATATTACTAACTTCTACTTCTGAAGATTCTGTAACACTTGTTAATTTGGTAAATAGTGAAGATGCTAAATATGTATTACCATCATAGGTAACGTCTTTATAATGGTCTGTAAATCTATATCCTGTGCCTACATTGATATAAACAAGATTAATAGGCTGTAAGCTATCTGTTTCAAGTTCATTCTTTACTGCTGTTGTTAATGTTCTCGTCATATTCTTCGTAAATTGTTTGAGTTAGGCTTTCTGTACCTTTTAACATAGTATATTCAAATTTGCTATTAGGTTTCTTGTATTCTTTAAGATCATTAATTTTAGTATCTATCTCATCTTCATTAACAATAATTTCGGCAACAAAATCGGCATTTATTTTGTGAGTTATCTTATACTTTTTCATTATAGATTTTCTACTAAGTCTATCTGATACTTATAAAGATCATTAGTTACAATAGAATATTCTTGAATATCATTTTTAAGTCTTACAGTAAAATCAACATTATCATATATTAAGATAGTATTATCTGTAACATCTGTTCTTAAAGGTGGCTCAAAAGTAAGTGTTCCTTCACCCGAACCATCTGCATTTAAATCTTCAACACACATATAAACTTTATCTTGTCCTGTAAATCTAAAATAATCTCCAGCTTTAAGTATTCCATTTGTGCTTGTTGTCATATTATCAACTGTACAAGTAGTTGCACCAGCAGATACTGAAGCATTGGTAGATATAACTGTACTAGCCACTCCTTGTGCATTTGATACAACAGGTGGAATAATTGTAAAGGTATTTAGCTTTGCTCTTTGTTTCATAATAAATGCTTTAATAGGTGCAAATTTTGATCTGTTCATTGGTGCATAGTCTAAAGTTATTGTAAATTTTTGACCATCTATTTGTCTTGTTTGAACTCTACCTGATGTTGTTACACTAACAATAGTATTTTGTTGTGAGCCTATACTAGCATCTTGTGCAACTGGAGATGTTGGAAATTGTCCACTCATATTATACTAATGCCTCTTTACCTTTTTCATTTAATGCAGAATTAATTACATTAACGATTGTTGCTCTGTTATCAATTAATAATTCTTTAACACCTCTAACATCTGTTGCGTTGATTGTAAAATTAACATTTGTATCACCACCACCACCTGTGCCTCTAGCTGATTGTTGTATTTGTCCTGATGAGTTAGGTATAAATAATTCAGCACCATTTTCTCCAACCATATAAGGTTTATCTTTTTGTACTGAACCACCTGATGCTCTTTTACCACCACCAAAACTAAATCCACCACCCATAGAACCACCCCCAGTTAAAATTGCAAGTAATAAAGCAAGTCCAACTTGTTTCTTTAATTCAGATGTATATTTTTGAGCATTTTTTAATTTTTTGTTATCTTGTTTTTCAAGATCAATATTTAATAATTTTTGTATTCCTAATATAATAATAGCTTCTATCAAAAGTGCTAAAGTTTGAACAAGTGCGTCTTGTACCATTCTTTTAAATGATTTACCTAAATCTTCTCCAAGTATAATTGCTCTTGATAAAGCATTTGAGAATGAACTAATACCAGCATACAAACCCTCTGCTATTGTTGTCTTAATATCTTTAAATTTCATTCTCATATTTTCTAAAGCATCTTCATTTAAATTTCTTATTTTATCTCGTAAAGTTTCAAATTGTTGGTTTTGATTTGCTATTAAACCATTTTCTCTAACTGTGTTTTCTAATTTTTTCTTTTGTGCTTCTTCAATTTGTTTATGAGTTTCTAAACCTTTGTGTAATTCTTGAGTATGTTCAAATGCTTTACTATTTCTCATGTTTTGTAAAGTAATAAAATTTTCTAACTCTAATTTTTGTTTTGTTAAATTACTTAATTGTTGTTCATTTAATTTTTTATACTCCTCTAAAACTACTGTTCCTTTTCCTCTTACATCTACAAATTCATATTCTTTTTTTAATCCATCTTCTAATTGTTTATTAATTTCTGTTAATCTTAATTGTGCTTCTTCAATATTAGCAACATCAATTAAGCCACCTTTAATTCTTTCGGCTTTTAATAAGTCCTTTACTTTATCAATTACAAAACTTATTCCAGCTAATCCAGCTGCACCTTTTTTACCTAATAAAAATGCACCGATTATACCTATCTCTCTTGCAAATTCTGGCATAGCCATAAAGCCATCTAAAATACTTTTTAAACCTGAACCTATTTTTTTAATTGTAGGAATTAACTCTTTACCAATTTGTACTACACTAACCATTCCTTGTGCTAAATTTTTACCAACAGAAGTTGCTATTCTATCAATATCTCTTGCATTGTCTTGCAAGAATTTATCCAAACTTCCAAATTGATTTTTAAGTTCTTCAAAGAATCCAGCTTCTAATAATACTTTTTTAAAATTAAATACCTTATCTCCTATCATTGATAAAGTTCCCTCAAATGTATTAGCTAATTCATCTGTAGCTTTTCCAAATCTTCCACCTTTGCCAAATGTTTTTTCAAATGCTGCTACTGTTTCTTCAATAGAAACTGTTGCACCAGCTTTGAAGCCAAGCATATTTCTAACACCTTTTTCTCTAAATAAATCTGCTGCACCTATACCAGCACTAAATGATCTTTGTATTTGCTCTCCAGCTGTTCTAAAATCTAATCCTGTAACTGCTGCAACATTACCTGTTATCTCTAACATTTCTTGTAAGTCATCAGCATTATCTGTTACTGTTGCAAGAATACCAGCACCAGCTTGTATTTCCTCTAGTGAAAAAGGAACTTTAGATGCAAACTTGGTCATATTATCAAATGCCTTTGCACCTTCATTAGTATCTTTTAATAAGAATTTTAATCTAACTCTTAGATTCTCTAATTGTTTTCCTGTATTAACTAAATTTCTAACTACTAATCCAGCACCAAGACCTAGAAAAGCAGTTCTAAGATTAAAGACAGAATTTTTTAATCTACCTAAAGATTTTTGAACACCTGTTAAAGCCTGTTTGGATTTATCTCGTGCTACTATGTCTATATTTAATCTTTGATTTGCCATTACTTAAATTTCCTTGCTTCAGCTAGTGATTGTTTTGTTTTATACTGTTCTTGTTCTTTTTTCAAGTAAGCTAACCAAAGATTATAATGGCTAACAGGCATATCAAGAACTTGCTGGATTGTGATGTGTAATCTATCTGCTACTATTAAAAGCGACCTAACATCAGGGTCGCTATCTACTTTTTTTCTGCGTCCTCGTAATTAGTATCTAAAAGTATTTGATTGGCAACATTAGATATAACATTAGAGTCTGCTTTTTTTCTTAATGCAAATTTATCTTCTGGACTAAAGGCTTTAATCATTTCACCTTTATCATTTTTGACTTGCAACTTCATTATAAGCAAATCAACAAGAATAGTTAAGTCTTGAAAATTATTAGACTTCTTAAAGATAATGTTTTTTTCTTCAAGGGTTAATGGCTCTGAATAGAATACACTAGCATTACCATGTTCGTCTTTCCACTCCTCAACTTCAATAGTGATAGTTTTAAGAGTTTCAAAATGAGTTTTAACTCTATCAATAACTGACATAAATTAGATTATACAGTTCCTACAGTTAAAGCACCTGTTCCTTGAAAAGTTACAGTTCTTGAAACGATTGCGTCCATTGCATTATTGATACTCATACCAGTAACAATACCTGTTCCTGTGTAACTTGCATCTCCAGCAGTATTACCTTCTGGTAATAAAACAAATGAGATAGAAGCACCAGCAAGTAAAGTTTCTTGTTGTGCGTCAGATTCATCAAAGTGCATTTCT